CGCCTTAACGCTGTTTGCTAGTAGCTGCTCTAGGTTTACGCCAGTCGGATCGACCTGAGCGTCTAAGGCATCGTGAGCCCCGTCCCGTGTTGAAGTCTCCTTTGGGAGCGATAAATAAGTCTTGTTCGCCTCGTCAACCTTCTCCGCTGGGATGTAGTTTTCGCTTATGTAAATTAATTTTGTGCCAGCTTTGGCCCCGTAAAAGAGGTTGGGCACCTGCGTGGCCCTGATATCAGACCCAGGAATCTTTTTTGAGATTTCGCGGGTAAACCACTGGTAGAACCCCGTATCTATTATTTCTTTACCTAGACCAAAAACTAGACGGAAGCGGGGCCAACCGTCCTCGCTGCTTGGGGAGTAGTAAGCGAAACTTAAATATTTACGGCAAATATCGAGTTCTAGTGCTTGCTGTTCATTTAACTCTTGCTTTTGTATTTTGTTTCCATCTTTATCCTTACCGTCCGCTTGATTATCAACGTCGATAATTATTAATCCAGCTTTTATACATCCCGTTTCGTTTCGCGATCTTTTCCCGTCAACTAAATGCCACGCACATAAGCCATATCCTTTTTCGACTTCTTCACTAATAACCTGAGTGTTATTTTGTAATGCTTCCCAGTTCTCGTTGAACGCTTTAAAGTTACCGCCTGCCGAGATCTTGCCGGTTCGGGGATTGACGTGCTTCTGAACCTCTTGATTCCGGCTGTAGTAAAACTTCATCGGTGAACCCCGCGCAGACATTGTGGCACGCCAGAGCCCCCGTGGCCACCGAAAAAACCCTTAAGGGGGAGTTTGTTGATTGTAAAACTGTTTGACGACCTCCAGCCATTGTTTTTCGTGTTTTTCTACATCATTTTTACCAAAGGTGAATACTTGAACAGAGAACTCGGGGATTGCTGTTGAAACAATAATCTGTGTTTTATCGATTGAAATACCTAAGCAACTTTCGGCTGCAAGTTTATAAGCTGCTAATTGAAGTTGTGTCTTTTTTAGTTTGAATACTCCGGAAATTAAAGCCTTTCGTAGTTTGTCGTCGATCTTTTGATCTGCTCTTGGAAACTTATAACTGTAGGGGCCCACTGAAGTTTTAAAATCTCCCAGAATAATCTCACCGTTGCCGTCGACGTAAATAATGTCACAACAACCCGCGTAACCGTGACCGGTTTGCTCGTCGTAATAATGAATCCGTCCTACACCATCTTCTCCTATGTATTGAGACCACTGGGGTTGGTTGTACGGTTTTTCGGACCATAAAACTTTTCCGTTGCCCAATAACTCTTCGAGCTTCGTAGGCATCCCGTCCCAGTAAGGCTGATATTCTTTTGGGGGTTCAACTCGTAGACCCCGTATCCAATTCTCTACGGCGTTATGGATAAATGAACCTCTTGCCGCTGCGTTTTCTAAAGCGCCTGGATTCATCAGATTCCAGTGCGCTAATTTTTTACGAGTTTCTTCTGTTTGCGTGGAGGATAAAACGCTCGTAACAGATGCTAGCGGTTTAGGTACACCATAGCAGTTGTAATGCCTTAAACCGTTAATAGTTAATCGTGTTTGGGACACTTTTTTTGTGTCTAATTAAAAGGATTCTACAGCTTCTCTAAAAAATGGTGAAGTTTATCTAATACTTTAGCACTTATAGAAGTACTTTCTCGTAACCAAAAGGCTTCTTGAAAGTTTTTTTTGTAATATTTATTTTCTGGGAACAATATGACTGCTGCTATATCGTGAGCTATTGCAGCATGTTCTTGTAGTTTATAATAACCTAGATGAACTCTGCCGTATTTAGGATACATGATGTACGCGTAATAACTTTCATAGTTATTTAGTTTTGATACTCCTCTGTATTTACACTGACCCCAGCTTCGTCGATTTTGCAGTTGACTCAAACTATCGGCTAAGCGTAAATTATCTACTGAATTGTTTAGACCGTTATTATCTATATGGTCTACCGTTTTGTTTAAAGGAATAATCCCATATTTTTTCTGCCAGATTAAATTGTGTACGGCATATTGTCGTTTATTAATCTTTTGTCGCCAGTATTTTTTATCTGCCGTTAAATAACCGAATATATTTCCTCTTTTGTGCCTTTTGAAATCCTTAGACCATAAAGCCCCCGTGGGCGACTTATCCGATAACTCCACTAACTCGTAAACAATTAAATCTTCAGTCAAAATGTCAAACTCGGGTGTCGAGGAGGATTGTAGTCATCGTCGTCATCATCTTCCTCAATATCATCTTCTTCGTCTTCTTCATCCTCATCAATAAAAAATTCAGATTTCTGATATTCGAATTCCTTGCTCCGCGAGTTCAGGTCTTCGTTGAGGCACATGCCTGCGCAAAAACTTTCAGTAACAATCTCCGCGCAGTCGACGGCAGAGCGGGCCTCTCCCTCAGGGGATACGCACTCTTGCAGGAGCTGATTGGATACCAGAAGAGCACAGATCTTGTCGAGTTTGGCATTTGTTGCTGTTAGGTGATCTAAAACAGAACGCTGAAAATTCTCAAACTTTTGTGATTTTGATGTCATCCTTCGAGCGGAGGTAAGGGATCAACGCGGTCCCAATCTAAGCCGAATGTCACTTGAGTGCCATCGCGCCAGTTTTCGGGACGCTGAAAAACAAACCAGCAACTTGTTACTGAATCTCTAGTGCTACCAAGTGCTCTGAACTTGGGGCGTGGATTCAAGACGATCATATTTGTGAGCTTATTTGCGAGCAAGAAAGTCTTGCGGCGAGCCACCGGTTCTATAAACGACAGTCGATCCAGGACCGCAATACCTTCTTTTGCGATCTGCATCCCGTACTCCAGGATGTATTCGCTGTATTGGGTGAGACCCATAGTGGACGCGATCACCCAGTCGTAGTTCTTTTGTTTCTCCGAAACCCACCAGACCGGGTTTGTCAGGTTGTCTTCGTCTTCGTTCCTTGTAACTTTGTAGTTGTGTGATCGAAGTTGATCCGTGAGCACACCCAGAGGATCGTGCGGGACCAGAACAGTTCCGGTAATGAAGCTGTGCTTGATCAGCGCGTGGGTGACACCCTTCGGGATACTGTAAAAGTCAGTCAAAACGTAGCTGGTGTCAGGCTTTGCAGAGCTTAGCTAGGTGGCGCGAGCGCGTCCAGTAAATAGTGAGTATAGTTAGCACATACGCTCTAAAGATTATGTTAAATCTTGAGTGGATGAGCCCTGAGCAGAACTTCACGCACCAGCGCGTGATGATGGACGCTCGCAAATTAGATCGCGATGACCTTTTAGAGATTTTTGAAGCGGTCCACCAGCAGTATCAAATTCGCGGCAATTTATTCTCTCGTCTTATTTACTGGTGCGCTAAGAGTGGCGTTGAACTTCCGCCCTTTGATGAGCTGTTAAAACCCAAATCGGTTGACCATCCTGTTGAACACGAATAAAACCTAATCTTTCTACGTACTTAGAAAGAGTCTGGGCTTTGATAAAGTCATTCTCTATAAATATATGATCTTGTATCGGTATACGTTTTATGAGCTTAGTTACGTTTTTATAGCACGCCCTCATCTGAGCGAGGGTTTTTAGTTTTCGTTCGGTGCGTACTTTCCGCGACCGTTTGTTTCTTCGGCGTTCGAACCAGTCGTTACTAGCCCGCTTGGATTTGTTGATTACCAGTCCGATAATCCAAACCCCCGTGGGCATCTTGCAGGCGTAAACGGAGCACCAATAAGCGTCTCTTTTTGATCGCTGAACAAGTCTTTGCATAAAAAAAGAGCCCCGGTCGGGGCTCCCAGCTTGGTTGGTTAATTAGTCCAGGTCAATGCCGAGGACTTTTGCCTGTTCGGCTGTCAGCTCTACCGATTTTTTGACTTGAGGAGGGGCCGACTGAGCACCCTTTTCGCTGTCATCCACAGAAGCAGATTTGAGAGCTTTAGCAGGGGCGGCAGCAGAGGCGAAAGATCTCTCGCCCACTGGGCCACGCGTTGCAGCAAATTGGGCCTTGATTTCCGAATGATCTGACCCAAGTGGTAACTCAACCAAATCCGATCCAGGAATGTGAGACTTGAGCGCCGCTGTGGTGAGGGACGCCCCTCGATCGGATAACCAAGCATTGACATCCTCAATCAGAGAGGTTTCTTCTTCATTTGAAGGTGGACGATCCGCAAATTCAAGAGCATTGAAATTAATCTTTGCTCCGTCAGCGCCCGTCATAGGGTCGCGTTCGTTAAAGCTTCGCGTCACAAACTTAGTAGTTGTGACCACGGAAGCGCAGTTAATACGGTTGTTATAAAGAGTCTGGAAGTAACTGATAAAGTTCTTCTGAGACGACTTACCCGAAATCATCGAAGTCGTCACGCAGCGAGGAGGCAGCAGCCGGTGGTTAGGGCTGACGCCGATGTACGCAATGCGTAAGAACTCCTCTTGGTTACGAAGACCGAGGTTTCCGAAGTAAGGAGTGAAACCCAACAAAACGATCTCGATGGGAATACCGTTATCGTTTTTATCTACGATTGCGCTGTCAGGGTCAACATCAGACTTCCAACGGCGAGCTTGAAGATCGATTCGGAGAGTGTGAGGAGGGACATTGCAGAGAATTTCGTCTGCGGAAAATTGGCCAGCGATAAAAACCATGGTCGTAATCAGAGCGAGAAATCAATAGAACCGAGAGCGGCTGCAGTCACTGTTCCCTTTTCAGGATCAGCGGCTTTTTTGGGAGCAACCTTCTTTGTTTTAGGCAGGTACAGGATTTTGTCTACGTTGTAGTTAAGGTACATTTTTTCGTCTTTCTCACTTGTTGACACCTTGCCCACAGCGATAGTTGGAGTGCCTGGTGCCAGTTCAGCGAGCTGTTTCGAAAGTTCAGCCCAAGCGGTAATTTTCGCCCAAGCAGTTTCGCTTTCTTCTGTCTGCCACGCAAGAGACCTATTAGTCACCGTGGTGTCAGAAAGCTCAACCTCATCGACCTTAGGTCCGAGACCGCCGGTCATCATGAAGAGGTTAATCGCCAGAAGATCGTCGAAGTTATCTTTTTGAACGATCAGCATCGGCTGCATCTGGATTACTCCGTCAGGCGTTGGCCGTGTGGGACCGATCGCAAGCAGAGTTTCTCCCTCTTCGAGCTTTTCTAAAAGCTTTCCAACGTAATGGTTTGCTTTCTGAAGTAGTTGCACTTTCGTCGCAACTCGCTTCTCAGAATTGGGGAGAGCTTCAGCTAAAACGTTGATCGTATCCTCGTTTTTTTGAGCTTTTGCGGTGACCCTAAGGCCAAGGACAAATACGTTCATTTACGGAACTTTAGGGGGTTTGGAGAACGCTGTAGCTTCAGGTAAACCCGATGCTTACGGCCCCATTATGTTATCAGCTTTGCTTAGGAATGCTTGTTTCAGTTTTATTTGGAAGAGACTCAGTTCTTCAAGTTTCTTTTAGCTTTCTGTAAATCGTTGCTCTATGTACGTTAAAAACCTCAGCTATTTGTTTTACAGTGACTCCCTGTTTTTTATAGGCTTTCAGCAGCTTTAAGTCCCCTTCAGTCAGTTTCGAATTTTTATTTTCTAGATACGTAAAGTGATATGGGTTTACGCAACTTTTATCGTTACATGTAGGTCTTATTACTGAATCATCTGGGATGTCAAGATACTTAAGAATCAAATTTTTTACGTAAATTCGCTTACCGAATACATAAACACACGGTAGATCATTACTGTATTTCCCTTCCCACTTGACACATTTTTCATGAGTATACGTATTAAAAGCTAAATCTTTAAATAACTCAGATAAAGGATTCTGTCTACTTATACCGTACGTCAGCTCAAAACCCGTGCCGTGCAAACCTCGGCAAATATCCGCCGCTTGAGCCTGCGCGTGGTTACTGTCGTTTGCGTGAATTGTCAGCGTTATTTTCTTTTTATTTTTAGTCAATATAAGGTTATACGAGTCTATAAACGCTACCTCGCTCATTACGTTTTAGGTTTAATGTTGTCTTAAGTCTGGAGTTTAGCGCCCGGCAGCTCCATACTTCTGCAGATATTCCGGTGATTGCCGGAAAGCTTGCTGCAATTGTTGATATTCTTCAGAACTAATAGAACGATCAGCCGATCTAGGGTCCTTTGTAGTCCAATATTCCAAACCAGCGACATCAGGTTCGCGACCTAATTCTTCTCTATAAAGTTTTTTAATGTTGTACTCAGGAGACAGCATAAAGTCGCGTTCAAGGGTGTTCCTTTCCTCTCGGGTGATCCCTCCCGCTGCACGACCTTCACTCATCCACGACTTAAGTCCCGCTTCTTCTGGTTCGCGACCCAACACGTCACGATACAGTTGAGTGATTGTTTCTCTAGCTTGTTCTTCAGGAGTTTGAACTTTTGGGGGCGGAGGAGTAACTGTCTGCGGCTCTGATTTTTTCTCTTCAGGCTTTTTCTCGCTCAGTTTACGTAAAATGTCTGATTGACTAAGTAAAGTTTGCTTTAATCCTTCAATTTGACTGGTGTAATCCGGAGCCTGTGCTGTTTGAGCAGGAGGCGTGGTGATATTAATATTTGTCGGTGTTCCTCCTTCTCTTGCCTGCACCATTTCCTTCGGAGTATATTTAACTTCCTGCTCGGCCATTTGCGGTGCGCGACCCAAACGTCCGCCGCGAGCACCTTTCGCGGAAATACGGAGACTTAACTCGGGAAAATATTTAGCTAATACGGACTGGCTTTCTTCGACTTCACCCGCCGTGGTAAAGCCCAGGATGTCCCCAGCGATACGCTCTGGCACAGAAGTTCTGCGAGGAGCCATTATGAGTCACTTAACTTCTTACAGTGTAGCAGCGGTTAATTAGCTTCGACAAAATACCGACGCAGTGTGTGACCCGTTTTGACCACACGATCAAGAGTTTTTTGATAATCGGATGCTTCTTCGTAAGTTTTAAACGTACGTGCCTGATCTTTTTTTGAACAATAATCTACCACCTTGTTTCCTGAAAGTACAGTTTTTACGTACTCTCCTTTAGGGTTTAAAATAACCCACGTCTCACGAAACCTCAAATGGGTTAATGAAGCCACTTCGGTTTCGGTGTAGAGCTTTTTGACTCTGCGTATTTTAGTCTGGATAGCCGTATAATTCACATCACTTTTTTTCTTAACAGTTCTGATAATTTTATTTTCCCGCTTTAATTTTCTAGCTGCGTTAGCGGCTTTTAAAGGCGATTCAAAAGACTCTGCTGTCACGTAAAGATCACGATCACCCACAACCACTCCGTGGTAAACCTCATTAATTTTTACCGTATAAACTTCCCTGTCATCGTTTGTAGCTAACTTTACAAGTGCCATTGATCTTAAAAATTCACTGTGATATTAGCGATCTTTTGACCGTTGCAACAGAGGAAAACCGTATAAACAGCTGTCTACTTGGCAGCCCACGAGTCGCCAACACTGGCATCAGCCGATGCCGGGACTGTTTTCAAGACGGTTTCCGCAGCTTCTTTCATAATCTGTTCCAATTTTATTTTGTAGTCTTCGGCCTTTTCTTCTTTTACTTCAAGCACAATTTCGTCATGCACACAGGCCACTAAATAAGCTTCATGGTTTAAATACTCACCCAGTTTAGAAATCGCTATTTTCAGAATGTCAGCACCAGATCCTTGTATAAGCGTGTTAGCGCTACACATCATTGTCGCATCGTCATAACTGAGTAATCGTCTCCGACCACATGCCGTCCGTGTGTACGCCCAACCATCCATTACAAGAGCGTTTCGCTCCTGGTGCCAAATTCGAAGCCGAGGATACGCCGCGTGGAAAGCTGAGTGCGCCACTTTCGCTTCGGACAAAGAAAGTATCTTTCCGCTTTGCGCCGCGTAGGTTTTGTACTTTCGATAGCCCATGCCATACAGCAGAGCGAAATTCAAAGTTTTTCCGTCTTGGCGCTCGTCTTTTGTGACTTCGCCAATGTCTTTTTTGTAAATAAGGCTCGCAGTCAATGTGTGTAAATCAATGTCGTCTATAAAAGCTTGTCTCATCTGTTTGATATCGATCAGTTCCGCACCCAAGCGCAGCTCGATTTGAGCCCAGTCACAGATAACAAGTTTGTACCCCGGCGTGGCAACAAAGAGTTCCCGGAAATCTTTAGAGCGCGGCACTTGCTGAATGTTGACCGCAAACATCGTTTTCTGTTTAGTTTTCGATGTTTTCGGTGCACCGCTACTGGTGAACCGTCCCGAGTTCGCGCCTACTTGGTTGTAACCCGAGTGCAGCCGGTGGGAGATTGGGTTGATGTTCTCTAGTAATTTATTTACGTGCTCCAAACGAGTTTCAATTTTTGCTCTTTCGCGATAAACCATTAGCGTCGGATCCTCGCTATCGAATTCCGCTAACGCAACTTGGTTTAAGGTCTTTTTATCTGTTTTCCCGTCAACCGGAAGCTCGATGCCGCAGGCTTCAAACGCTGCGGTCAGTTGCGCTGTGCTACTTGGATTGAATTCCTTTAATCGTTTTTTACCGATAGCGATTGTCTGATCCTCCCTTCTAGGAAGCTTCCTATCATCAGGCAGTCGAGCATCGAGATCGTAAACAAACTGCTCAGTCTTTTTATCTAACTCGTTTTCTATTTTTACTTTAAGTTCTTTTAATTTGTTTACGTTTATGTTGAATCCTCTGCGGCACATCTTTGCTACAGGACGTATGCACTTACTCTCGATTGAGTAAATACCAATAAGGTTTTCTTCTTTAAGTTCTTCATACTGCTGCTTTGCAATCAGCGGCAAGATCTTCACGTCTTTAGCGGCGTACTCAAGTTGGCTTTCGGATAATGCCTCTGCTCCCCAGTCACTAACCTGTTCCTCTTTAGAGATCTCAAGGTTGAGCCTGCGTTCCGCAACTGCTTTCAAGCCACAAGAAACGTCCGCGAAGTAAGGTTTCTTAGTTTGAGGGGCGATCCTTTTCTCTTTAAAACCAGCACGCAGAATCCTTTCAGCTATGTAAGTACAAAAAATATTGCCTTTGAAATCGCAGTCAATTGAATATAAAAACTGCAGATCGAAGTTGGCGTTGTGGGCGATCAACGTCTTTCTACTTTCTATATATTCACACACAGGTTTTGTATCGATCTTAAATGCGTCGAAGATGTAGACCGGATCTGCGAGATCGTCTACAGAAGCGGAGCAGATCTGAATCAAACGAAGCTTGGCAACCCAGCTGTCCAAGCCCGTGGTCTCTGTGTCTAGGACGATCTTGTCGTACTTCTGAAGGGCGTCTAAAGCCTCCGCGCATTTAGCGTCTGTGTCGATCAGGAGGAAGTTCATGAGTAAAAGAAAAAGTGCGCCACCCAGAGGCAGCGCACGTGGATACTACTACGATTCTGAAACTGCGTTATAGATATCTGTATACTTCTGTAGAACTCCAGTGTAGTGTTCTACGTCTTGTCGTAGAGCTGCTTTCAGACATTTGATAATGGTTTCAGAGTCCAAAAACTCTGTAGCCACACAAAAACTGTCAGCCAACGCTTCGATTAAGTCTTGTTCTGTCATCCTGCCGCCTGGATTTCGAAGTTCTTCATAATGTACTCATCCAGATCAGCCCACATGTCGACCAGCTGTTTGCCTCGTTCGGAAGCGCTGATCTTGTAGTAGATGCGCCGAGTGCTGTCACTGTTCTTGCTCGGTGATTGCGCATACGGAGCACCCACCGAAAGCATACGCTTTTGCTCCACAAGCCCGTGAGTTTTGCAGTACACAAGCCCTTCGCGCAGTGCGATGTACATAGGCGACACGTGGAAGGTGTGCCTCCGCTCTAGCCCGCTGCTCATATCGACGGGGCTAAGGCCACCGTTCATGACCTGAAAACCCCGCATGAACTTTGATGCGGGGTGGGCTTGGCGCTGCTTGAACAGCTCGTTAGCGAAGAAGGTCGCTGTTTCCCGCAGAGTCACCCACTGCTTAGTGTTGGTGGCCTTAAGCAGCATCGCTACACCGAGCGACGCGTACGAACGACTCTTATTGAGGTGATCGATTATTTCCTCAAGCTGCGTGGCTTTAGTTGGGCCTTCAACCAGCGTCAGCTTGCGATTCGGTTTGGCGAAGCTGGTAGCCGCGCTCACCTTGTTCTGCTGCATGGATACTTTCCAAGCCAGCGAAGCGAGGTCCTGCTGTTTGTTGGAGACTGCCAGTTCGAATAGCTTCGCAGCATCTAAGTCCTTCGGATCAATCAGAACTCCAATATCGATTACAGGAGTCGTTGCTGCTCCCCGCGTGGCCTTGAGGAGCGCTTCGGCTTCTGCCATCTCGATAGGGATGCCTGCCAGAGCAAACTGAAAGTTCATGTCAAGTGAAATGAATGACCTGATCAGCGTAGAAAGGCGAAAAAGAAAGGCAAGGCTAAAAGGTGTTTCTTTAGATTATCTTCAGCTTTTCGTTACTGTTGTTATGTAGTTGCCGAGAATACCAACTCAACGTTTTGACACCAAGCGTCTATATCCTTTGTTATGTTATCGCTCACTTCTGTCAAGTCGTCCTTTAATAATCGAACAGCTACTTTTAAAAATCCTAAGCGGTCGACACCGAAGCAGTCTTTCAAGTACGGTTTTACACTGAGCGCAACATCATAAGTTATTCCCGTATAATTACCTTCAACGTCAACTTCACTCTTTATTATGGAAAATAATAGTAGGTCTGCAAAGTACTCTATACTACAATTGTTATAGTAAAAACTACTAACGCTCTCTTCGTCAGTTAAACCTATACTTCGGTGAACGCAGGTCGTCACCCACTTGTTAAGGTCTTCAACAGTGGTTAGTTTGTCACAGTATAGATTCTGTATTTCTGTAATCTTAGTGTGAATGTTGTAGACGAAAGAGGTATAGTTCATTCAGTGTAGACCCGCTGGGTTAACTTCTCTCCACACTGCAGAGCCGTTTATGCGCCCGCAGCAAATGTGAAGTACGTTTGTTTCTGGATTGTACCAGAGATCACCTAAGCGGCCCTCTTTAGTTATTCTGTATTCGTCCTCATCCGTTCCCGTCTCTTGTCGCTCTTCGTACTCACTTATGAGTCGAGTTAAATCTTCAGCGAGCAACTTGTCTTCCACGACTAAATCACCTCAGACATTTTTGAATCGCGTCTACTGTACCGTCCATGTTGTATAGATTTACCGAGTAAATCTCATCGCTGAATTCCCGACAAACGTCAGATACGTCTGTGTTAATACAGATAGTTCCCCACTGCACGCCGGTTGCCTGTTTGAATTTATTTAAACGCTTAATAAAGTTGTCGTGAACCTCGCTGTTACCGTCTGTAATCATTAGCACGTCGGCACGCTCGGGTATCTTCGCTTTATCCAACGCGTGGCCGATGACTGCGTTGAAGCTTGTGCCACCGCCTAGGGTCCACGTACAAACGAAATCGATTAGATCACCGTTGTTCTTACGCTCACCCTCTAGTTTTACAGACCCATTGATTTGAGTATCGAACAGGTGAATTTGAACTCCTCTGTTCTCAGCAAGAGCTTCCTCAGCGACAACAAAGGCAATAGCTTTACTCCAGATCTCTGCTTCTCCGCTCATCGAACCTGACACGTCGATGTACATAACGATCGGACCTTTACCAATATCTTTTCGAGCGGCTGTGTAATCTTTTGTAAGTATAGTTTTTTGAGAATACTTTAAAGCAAATAGTGCGCGACCTTCAGGCGTTGCAGCTAGTGCAACCTCAGCAGGAAAAGCTTTGGTTACATCATCTCCAAACTTGGCGCCCGTAATTGCTTCGTAATTGCTTCGAGTCCAGCGAGCTTTCTTCCGTTCTTGCCAGATTTTACGGAGAGCACCGAGTTTTTTAATTATACTCTTAAGCTCTTTATTGTTTTTAAGCTTAGCGGCTAATTCTTTTTTAGCTTGTAAGTCCACCCCGTGGGAACCAACGCCAGCTTTATTCCCGTGTAAATGGTTAATTGCGTCATTTACATCGTCGTTATTTTGTACTGCCTTATCGATAATTTTATGCGAGTGACTTTGGATTTTAGTTTTAGCCTGCTGAATCGCTTCGTTAATAGCTTGACCCAGTTGCTTACCCTGCTGTCGAATAGCGTCGGCAGCTTTAGTGTCTCCGTTCTGAACCGCTTGATCGAAAGCATCGCGAAGTTCTTGTAGCTTTTGACCCGAGGCTGTCAGAAGTTGTACATCGAATTGGCTCTCTTCGATTGCCTCTTCAATTACTTTGGACAGTTCGTTAACAATGTTGATTGCGTTATTACCAGCGTTGAACTGATCGCCTACAGATCTCCTGAGGAGTTCTGGCCAAGCGGCAGCTTGACTCAGGTCACTCATGATCGAGTACCAAATACCATTTTCAGGCTTATAACCTTCTGGGATTGCTGTCTTGTCGCCGTCACAAACTTTCCGGAAGTAATCTTCGTAAGCGTTTTCTGTAACTAACCACGTGACGTTATCTCCGGTATAGAGCCGTTCAAACAGTTCTTTTCCGAAACGAGAGAGCTGGTGGATCTTGTAGTGATCGATTAAGTAAGTGACTGTCGGGCGAGCATCACGAACAAAATCTTCCCAAAGAAAATCGACCAGGGCTGAGCAAGCAAGCGTAAGAGGCTCGCTATTAACGAGCCTGATGATCTCAGAATGAGTTGTTAGTTTCATGATGCTTTTGTGTGTTCGAGTTAATCTGAAGTGATTTCGCTGATGGCTCGTGCCAGCGTATCGCAGTGATTCTGCAGGTTTTGTTGAAGTTTCACCCCGGAAGCCCGCGTGGTAACAGACATACGGAAGCGTGTGCCGTCTAGGATTTCACCCACTTTATCTCGGACAGTCTGCATGTCCTTGTGATATTTACGCAGGTTGACTACAAAGTCATTAAGGTCTCCGAGTCCTTTGGCCTTGTACTTGTGAGAGTGGCTGCTGTACTCAGCCATAATCCCTGCGGCTGCTCGTTTGGCGTCGTTGAACACACGATCCGCCGTTGGGATTTCTTGCTCTAGGACTTCGATAATTACATCCTGATCCTCTTTAGTTTGGTACACAATGTGTACGATGCTGTTGTGAAGATGCTCGGGGTAGAGTTCATCGTCACCTTGAACCAAGGCCCACGCCTTAAGGAACTTAAGGATCTGAACGCGCCTCCGATCACTGACCGTGATGTTCCGGCTGGCGAGCATCTCCCACACGCTGCCGAAACGATCCAAGAATTCCTCTGAAGCACACACTTCGCTTGCAGCATCCTGAAGCTGATGCAGCTCCTCCAGAGTCAAATGCTCGCCCACCTGTGGCCGCTCAACCAAACCCAGCGCCCACTCATCGAGCCGCCTCTTAGAAACGGGTTTCTTAAGCAGGTCCACCGTGGGGCGGAACAGAAAGCGATCAGCAAATGCCTGCAGAGATTCCTCATCCGGCCAGCTGTTTGTCGCAGCAACGATTGATTGGATTGGAGTTTTTACAATCGTTTTACCGTTATTAAATGTGCGCTCGTTAAGCAGAGTGAGAAGGGAGTTGAGGATTGCAGAGCTTCCCCGAAACAGCTCATCGAGAAAACCGATGTGGGAATCAGGGAGGTAACCAGTAACATCACGTGTGTACTCATCCTTCAACAGTTTTGTAACTGCGACCGGACCGAACACTTCGGATGGATCGGTTGTTGGAGTCAACAAATATCCGAAATAGTTAGCTGCTGTAATACCCTTGCAGATGTTTCGCACAAGGTCAGATTTACCTGTGCCAGGGACACCCAACAAAAACGCATTCTGTTTGCTCAACAATGTTGCAAGCAGACCGTCAATCACAAACTCACGTTCAAGATTGGAAGCGTTAAGGGCGCCACGAAAATTCTGAAGTTTAGTGAAAAGAGTGTCGTTCATGGTGTTGTCGAAGGAGTGTTAAAGCGAAGGTCAAGGCTGCAGCCTTGGAAGAGGAGGAGCGGGGTTTGGACGTGGGAAGGGAATGTAGTTTGCCTGCAGCCAACAGTCTGTAGTCAATAAGCCACTCACAGCTGCGATCCGTGTGCACGCGGCCTCAAAACTTGTAAAAGTTACAGCTTCAAGGATGTCGTCAGTGTGTTCTTCGATATCCTTTAGGAAACCTTTCGGTGTATCGATGGTGTAAACAAGTCGTTGCATCAGAAATCAACCTCCGTTGTTGAACCCACCGTGGTTGTAGCAATGTCTGAGATTAACTGATCAAGGTTCTCACCAGCAGCGCCAATAAGTTCCTTTCGTTGTTCAATAAGTTTGTTCAGATGTTTTGAGCGTTGAGCATAAACATCGATTTCCACGTTCGCATCTTTGATCAACAGATTAAGAACGTTGGAGTTCTCTGCTGCTTTGATGCGATCACACAGAGTCTTGTAGGTCGAAGACAATGCCAACGATTGTTTGAGAGTCTGAAGACCTTTTGAATCATCCCGAGTGTCGCAGATCGATGAAAGCTCAGCACGAATCTCATCTTGGACGGCATAGAAATCTTCGGTTCCTTTCTGCCGTACGGGTCGATCATTTGCTTGAATGTCGTTGCCAGCTTTAAGAAGTCTTTCTGCAAGCTCGGCCAGTTGTTCGAAGCCAGGCACGCTGTCGCTGATTAGTTTCAGTTTCTGTGCTGTGATCTGCCAGCTACCCCGTTTCTTGTCTCCGCCTGTTTGTTGACGGCCAACCTTAGCTACATTCCGAACATCAAGATCATCCAGCAGTTCTGCACTAATCTGTAGTGCACGATCTGCAGCATTGTTACGTGCTGCTTCGAGAACTTGCTGAGTGTTAATCTGGTTCTCGTAGGCGATCAGCGATTGGAAGTCTCCTTCGATAGGTTTGCTGACCCGCTCCATCGATACAGGCAAAGGCCCCAGAACAGATACCCTAATCGGTGCTTTGTACTCTTCCTTCGTGGGGAAGAACTTCATGTAGGCATCGAAAGCCAATTTGAACTCATCCGAATCCTCAAACAGAGGTTTCAAGATCCCCTCAGCTGTACCCTGCCAAGCTTCAAACTCTTGATCCCACAGATCCTTAAGTCTGTCGTTGGCATCCTTGGCAGCTTTTCGAATGTCCCGAATTAGTTCATTAGCCAAATGAAAGTAGGAAGAAGTGACAAAGTGAGCGTCACCACTGTGAATGCAATAGCTGTCATAAAGATCGCGCTGCATGACGCGAAGTGAATCAAGTTCTCCTTTAAGCGCATTTGAGAGATTAGGGCGGAGGCTTACAGTGTTGTTACGTTGTAGCGTTTCAACAACTGTTTTAGGTAGTTTAAGATCGTCGAACTTGATCTGGACAGATTGACGCACATCAGCGGAAATGGAGCACGTCAGGAGGTAGTGTGAAGTCATTTCGGTTAGTTACAAGAATTGTGAGGAAGGTTATAAGAGAAAACCCTCTCGATTGAGAGGGCACCTCACTCCTTCGTCAGGGGTCGTCCCCCTGCGGAACTTTAGCGCGTTTTGCAGGGAGCGTACACAGCTTCAGCATCTTTACAGATTTTGTTGGTATTGCTTGATACGCCTGGTTCGACTCCCAGGAGACCTTGGAACACCATGGCACAGCCGAGGGTGCCAATACTGAAGCAAATGAAGTTGTTGACGGTGTTAAGCATGATTGGTTTGATCACTTGATACGAGTAAAAGCGAGAACAATCTTATCCGTGATCTCATCGCAGACTCCTGCTGTTACTAGCTGTTCTGCTTCGTGTTTCAAACACAGCTTTGCCAACTTAAGTTCGCTCTCAAGTTTGGAAACTTTTGCCACGAGCTTTTCGAGCTTCGTGTGCTGCGTGGGCTTTCTGTGAATACGAACGACGATGTTCGTGTTGAAGTTAGGGAATCGGAAGCGGCTCTCTTCGCCGGAAAAGAGTCGGAGATCCAATCCCTCTGCCTCTGCGATAGTCACATCGCGAAGCAAATTATCTTTGGCGGCGTTATAAGGAACACCGAAAGAACCGTTTAGTTCTTGCTGCGCAGTATCGAATTCGTTGAAAGCTTCTGCAGCTAGAGAACCTAGAGAAACAAGTTCTGAAGTTTTAATTGTCATAGGAGTTTGATGTTGATGTTTGGTAGGCGCACCACGTTTGGTCGGGCCGGTGCCGCCCGTATACGCACTGTATAGTATTGGGAGTTTGGTGTCAATAGGTGAGTCGGGACTGGGGGAATCAAACCCCACACATGCCGCGCTCAAACTCCCATAAAAACGCGGTAGCCGTCAGGCGTCCCGAGGCTCAACTTAAGTGTAGCTAAAAATACAAGTTACCTTTTCGGGTAAACCGCTAGTTGATGCTTCTGTAGTTCGATGTGCTCACGCAGCACAAGTTCTTTTGCGTGGGCCTCGGACTTAGCTTCAACTGAACACTTATAAGACCATCCAGATTTACCTTTGCAAGCAAAAATGTCAAATCGCTTTAATTTCGTGTTGCTTAGCTGGACGGACACGGGAAAAAATTAAATCCGCACGAATTTAATCAGTTTAGCGTGTCGGCGTCACGTCATCTAATGTTTGTTTAATGTTTTGCATAATCTTACGTAACAAACACTTACGTATTTATTTAGATAGCTTGGCTGTCAGCGTTTTAATAAAAATCTTTTGTTAACTTCAAGTGCTTAACGTGAATTTCAAAGTCTCTGTGAAGATAAATTCCTCTCTGTAGGATTTCAAAAGGTCCTATCATCAATCTTCTCTATCTGGGTTTCTAAGACGGCGCCTTCGTGCGCCATAGCAAACCCGTTAGCGAAACCACTAGCGAAGATAAAAACGTCAGTTTCCGTGTTGAAGTTTCTATGGGTTTCGAGAATCATTTGCTCTCCATCGTTCGACTCAATCTGAACTTTGACTTTGTAATACTTCATGATGTTGAGTAGATTGTGTGAGTTGGCCTCGCGGAGCGAGAGCGGATTAGCCCGGTTCGCGTTGGATAAACGCCACCTGTGCCATCCCGCGTGGCCTCAACTCTACTAAGTCTCCACAGTCCTGACGGTCACACCGTACACCATTCCAACCAATCTCACGTTTAGCTCGTCTTACTGCTGTAGCGTCTGTCGCTTCGATACAATACTTTTCGACCCAGCTGTAGTTAGCTTGGCCGCCAAAGGTGTCGGTGACTTCGATGAAGTAAAACGCTCTGGAGTTTGTGCTCATGATTAGATGCTTGAATTTACTGTTGAAAAGAAGGAAGTTCGGGCTGCGTGGATACCTTTGTGATCTTGCCGGGTTCAAATGATTGCCACCGATTGAATTCGGAGACAGTTACGTTAACCCGGACAGAGTGACGGTTGGTCCAACTGGCGAAGTCTTTGTCGAGTTGGTACAGCCCACCCCAATCACATCCTTCCTCAAAGAGTGCAACGATGTGACCGTAAGATCCCAGGCAAACGATTAGTCTGCGGGGATTACCGTTGGCGTCATTGGATGTGCAGATGTGCAGCACGTTGTTAACGCGCCGAACGTTTGCGTTTTCGTAATGGAGAAAGTAAGTCATTGTTGTTCGATAAGATCGAGTTTGTTGCGCAGCCGAGCCACACATTTACCTAAAGGTTTGGGATACATCATCTCTGCGTAGAGGCAGAGTTGTTCAGCTGCGATTAAGTGTCGCTCCTCCCAATCATTTACAGTGTCGTCGTTGAGCATCGTTTGCCGCTCGATAACTTGCTGTAGTTGTGAGGGTGAAAGAAGGTCCAACACTGATGCTACACTGTGTGTCAAGTGTCCGATCATGACTGTTCAGAATGTTGAAGTGATTGTGTGAAATGGCCCCGCGAAGCGGTGTGAGCTATACGAGTCGACCTGAACTCATGTCATCCAAGATGCGCTCGCAAACTTCATCATCGACGTGCAGCAATAATGCTCGGGCGATAAACAATTCGTGCCCGTGGAGATCTATAAGTTCGCGCAGTTTATCCCGCGCATCTTGTCCATCGTATAGTTTGTAAATGTCCACGGTTAGACGTACAGATTGGGTTTGTAGTTAGTTAGCTTTTCGAGTTTGCACTCAAGACTATCGGGATCCTGCAGCCACGAATCCAACCACTGCAGTAGTTCTTCGCGGTCCGCTATACCCTGCAGACCATAATCGTCTGACGCTTCGAGTTGGTGCATTGTCATGGTGTTAGTTAACCTCAGTTGTTGTGTTGTTTGTCGGCGTACTCTTTAAGAATCGCGTCCAAAGTTCGCGGGGAGAGTACAGGTTTGGCGCGATTAACTTGCGCCTTCCATTCATCAGCGCGTGGCCACTCCTTAGCGTTAGGTTCTGGGCCTGACAGTTCCTCTGCGAAAGTATCGTCCCACGCTTTAGCTAACTGGATTGCTTCATAGATTGGACCGAAGAACCGACCAGCCATAAGTTGTGACTCAATATGAGTGATCGTCCAATTGCACTTCTCCTTATAGAAGCCATCTGTTTTGTAGGGTCGATGTACCGCAAGGGCTTTACCTTGCCACTTCACTTCTGCGGCAATCACACCGTGGTTTGTGTTGATTGTGATTGTGTTAGCCATGGGAGTTTGTGTGTTGTGTTGTAGTTTATGAGTTGGCTTCAAGCATAAAAACGGGAATGTCTTTATCGTCTTTAAGTTCGGTTGGAGTTAACTTAATTAACCCACGAGCCTCCAGCGATAAAGCTATTCTCATGTTTCGTTGAGTCAGTGCAACGTAATTCGGGCCAGGATTGTGACGCAGAAAGTTAAACCAATTGCGCTGAAGTGCACCTAGCGGACGGTTGCCAAAGTTAGGTGGTGTTGTGCTGGCGTCTGTCACAGGCCCTGATCCTTAAGTCCTATCATCAATCCGGTCGATCTTACCCCCTGACGAAGTTGTGCTGACTTTCTAGTTCGATCTCCCAGTCTTGTTCTTCGATTGCGTGACCGTACCACTTACGGTTCTTCTGATAAATACCAGCGCCACATAGTTCGCGCAGGATTGCATTTAGGCGCGACTTGGTTGTAGTTGTTTGCCAACCACAATCACAGATAGATACAGTGTCGTGTGTGATCTGCGCGATGCGATTGTTGTGCAGATAAACGTTGATGCGCTGGATTGGTTTGTCAGCGTGGGCGAAGTAAGTTACCTGCACTCGTGTGTTGTTAGACTTCCAATCTTTGTGATCAAGAATGGCAGCCAACATCTGGCGTTCGATGAGTCTCATGGTTTGGGAGTTTGTGTTGGGATACAATGAAGGGACAGCACACAGGATCTACCCATGCGCTTCGCTGGTGAAACATTTACCGCCGAGGAGAATGATCCTGCGATTGCGGCAGACTATGGCGATAGAGTCCGGCAACGTGAAGAAGCCAAGATACTATACAAAATGATTATGGAAGGTGCGCTAGGTGATCCTTCGCAACACAAAGAAACTTTGTTGAAGTTACAGGATCAGATCAGCGGCGTGGGTTTGCGTGGGGTTTGAGTTAGTTACGAGAAGGGATAAGGGATTGCGGTTCTAAGTAATGTCCAGAAGGTAATACGTTCGCGCCGCCATAGAAGGAAGCCACGCTCGGGGTCACCATCGTTAAAGTGTTTGTGTGCGTCCATCATACGTTGTCGTGCACAATGTGCGACGTTGTACCAATCCAGACTTGTCATAACTCCGCTGGGTTCGTACTCAACTTGGACGCCATAGATTGTTTCGGTTGGGTTCATGATTCAGCCTCAGTAATCTGTTGACGAAGGTCGGCAATCAATCCCTGTAGGGTATAAGAACGTGCCGCCGTGGTTGCATCATCAAGCGCACATTCAAGCTGCCACAGTGCATCCTTAGCATCTTCGATTGTTAGGAATGTGTCGGTGACATAGTGCACACCGTACTCATCGCATTGTGTGAGTTCAATCATGATGTGAGTGTGATTGTGTGAGTTGGCCCAGCGGAGCTGGAGTTACCTAACGTATGCGATTGTGATGCCACGGCAAAGACAAACGTCTTCGATAATGTCACGCTTAAGTGTTTCCTCCGCGATGAACTGTTGAGTCTGTTCAGTGTCACGATCTACGCTGTTAGAAAGTGCACGGATCGTGATGATGCAGTTGTCGTGCCACTTGCGCAGTTGATCATCAGTCAACATGCACACGAATGAGTGAAACGTTGTGATGATTGTGTCCACTGATTCTTTACAGATGCGATTGCGAAACGTGCGGTTCATGATGCGTGATACTCCACGTTGTAAGTGATGGGGATTGAATCTGTGCGTTGATTCTTGTTAGCATTGCCCACGTTCATCGCGTGGCAATAATCCAATGCGCTGTAAATGTTATCGAAGGAGTTGTACCAGGTACACACAGGATCTTTGCCATCGTTATGATGGACAGTCTGGATGATGTTGTACATGATGATCAATCTTCCTCAGGTTCGTTTGTGTAAATGAAATCATCCCAGAATGTTTCTGTGAATGTGTCACTCATGCAGTCAGAATCAAGCCAGGGATACAATGCAGACTCCTGCGCAAGTTGTTCAAAGTCAATCATGGTGTGGGTTTAATTAGTTTGTACTCTTGAATGTCATAGTAAGCAACAGTATCTGCACTGTAACTGCGCAGACGTTTGATCTCATTCTGTGCACCACGATCAGATTTAAACCACTGATGATTCCAGCGGCCACGAGTCTTAACTGCAACGCAGTGCGTGGCATCCTTAACAACTTGGCGACCAGTTGCGAGAGTAAATGTGTTCATGATTAGTTAGATGTGGACCAGTTAGAACGTGCAACTCGTGAGACGTAATAGTAAGCACGACCGTGCTCACTTAATTGATACTCGCTGCGCATACGTTCAGCCTCAGAACGTGATGCAAACTCGTCGACCGTTTCGTGATAACGGCCAGCCTGACGGTTGATGTAGTAAATCATGATCACAGATAATCGCGGAGGTGAGCATAACCAGGCACATCATGTGCGTGATCAGGTGAAGGTAACTCGCGGCGCAGTTCGTAATACAAACCGGGCTTGATGTTTATACGCTCAGCGTTATAGGCTGCGTCTCGAAAGATACCGGGCACAGCATGATGGCCCAGGTATCCTTCATCCCAAACGGCAATACGTCGGTTGTCGCTGATGAGAGCGTAGAGCCGACGTGGGTTACCGTTTCGATCGTTGTGTGTGCAAAGGTGTTGGATGTTCATAACATTCACCAGCAATAGAGCTGGCAGCTGACAACAAGTGAGGGTGAATCCCTCAGTCTGAGTAACAAGAACTCAGAGGGAGAGAATCTAACTCCATGATCAAGAATGATCAATGTTGATCTACACTAGAACTTGTATGCTGACAAGTTACAACCAATGTGCTCCCTCACAGAGAAGATCTGTTCGGAGCAAAGTAAAACAAATTGCCGGGCATGTAGTTAGTTACAGTGCACAGAATGATCATCGGTGTGCAGTAAGTCCCGCCATCGTACGGATCGGCGCCGACGTGGGGGACAAACATCCAATGGCCAGAGTATCTGCATCAAAGACAGGTACGCTGGACAAGGTATCTGTGACCTGTAACTAACTACAACCGGACAAGTTGGTTGTATTAAGTTACAACTGGGCGAGGGTTGCTAACATTTAGCGCCCATACTTTGCCTTAGTTAAAGACAAGATGCCCACTGACAAACAGTGCAGAGTGCTTATCCAATGGCCTACTGTTGTTCGGCTGCATTGTCCACACTGTTTGTGAAACTATTTATCAGTGTCAGAACAGTTGGGCCATAAGGGTTGCCCAATTCACATTGCCCTTGCGGGATGTTACTCTCTGTCTCTGTCTTTAATTGTCGAGGTTCGTCAACCTTGAAACCTTAAGGATTCCGCTGCTCACGTTCGGGCACACCATGCCTGCCATCGCCTACACTTCGGGGATGTGCTCCCTACCATCGGCGGCACGCGTGGGGCCCGTTCGGCCATCGCGGATTCCTATTCGGCTTTCAAGGTTCAACCGGGGGTCGGGCAGTGCCCTTGCCTCAGTGATCTAAAGGTAAGGGGTAGGTGGTTCGCCAGTCAACCCCTTCCAGCCGGTCTCTGAATTGGCACAGTGCGCACCGGGCTCACCACGTGCGGCCCCGCTTGAAAGGAAACGCGCGCGCGATCGCACGCGAAATAACACAGGGCCCGCCCCCCTGTCAATCTAATTTACAAACTGTCACAATTATACTTAGGGCGCACCCTGATGAT